TTCTCCGAAAAGGTCCGCCATGCTGCAGACGAAAATGTTCGCGGGCTTCTTTTTCTGCGCTGGCATCGGCAGGCGGTACCTATGAAGCGTCGGTTCAAATCCTACCGGAAGGGGTATGACCTTCCCTTGGTTGTTCTTGAATGGCTCCTCTAAAATCCAGAGCCCGTTCCCGGCGTTCTGTAGCTGGTCGCTGGTCTTGTTGAGGCGAATATCTCCGCAGAAGCGCTGGGCCTGTCTCCTTGCGTAGCAGTATTCGCACTTGTGGCGGCATCCGGTTACCGGGTTGTATGTAAAATCGCACCACTCGATCTTGGTCTTGTTCATCATCGTTTTTCTCCTCCTCTCTGTAAGCTGTCGTGTATTTGTACCATCCGGTCGCGCACCAGCTTGTCTCTGGCGCGTCCTCCTCGAAGCCATTTGAAGCAGGATTCCTTTGTCTTGAATTCCTCGGTCCAAGCGTCACCGGAGCTGTTGTCTATCCCTATGAAAAGCCCATTCTCTTTGGTATAAAACAGGCCGGTCGGTGTCCTTGTCTCGATTACCTCCGACGCCTGCTCCTTGGTGAGCTTTGTTATGTCCTCATCCTTATCCGGCATCAGATCCTTCATGGCCGTTGTGCCTCTGTTGCCGCAGTAAATGCACGGCTCGTTCGCTTTGCTGGGGTCTGCAGAGTATTGATCACCTCCGCAGCTCAGGCATCTGTATCTCGTCATCACTTGCCCTCCCAATTCCAGAAGCCTTGTGCTCCTCTGGCAGGTACCGGCTTTTCAAAAAGCACCGGGTTTCGCAGTATCCATCCAAAGCGGCCCGGACTCCAATCTCCGAATGCCCGTTCCTTTGGTGTATCGTATCTGGTGCCTTTCAGTCTTTCAATTGGCAGGCTGTCTACGATTTCGACCGTTCCGACTATTGCGCCTCTTGGCGGTTCTTTCGTTCCGGTTACGCCTGCCTCTTGGAAATGCTGCAGCTCGCGCATCGGTATGTGAAGCAGTATCCCGCTGTGGTCGCTTTTCGCTGCGTGTATGGCCACTCGGCCTCTTACGTTGGTGTTATATCCTCTGGTTTCGATGAGCTTGTCTCCCTGAACGATTAGGCTCGCCCAAGGCTGCCATAATGTAATTGCTTTCATCCGGCTTTCGCCTCCTTCTCGACTTCGACGATTGCGTACCTCTTGACCTGTACCTCCTCGCCGTAGCGGTTCTTGACCTTCTCGAATTTGCCTTCTATCGGCAGTCCGCTTTGCTTCAGCTCCATAATTCTGGCGGAAATCCTCAAAACTCCGAGGTCCCGGATCGCGTCAAGCTGCGTGATGCTGCCGAAGTCTTCCATGTACTTTTTTACTCGCTCACTCTGGGTGGGCCTTGTGTTTCTGCTCATGTTATCCCTCCTGACAATCCGTGCAAAAGTCGCACCATTCTCCGTCTATCTTCTGGCTTTTCCATCCAGCCTTCTTCTTGGCGTCTACGGCGTCGTAGAAGTCGTATTCCTCCTTCAGCTCGGCTCCGCAAACGTCGCAGGTCGGAGTGTATTTATCCTTGCTTTGTGCTATGCTCATGTTTGTCTGCCTCCTTTGCTTTTGCTTCGTCCATCTTCTGAAGCTCGCACTTGTTTCCGGTCGGTCTGTCGCACCATCCGTCCGTTCCCCACATGCAGTCCTCGGTGTATTCGCAATCTCCGCCGCGTTTTGGATATTTGCTCATCGTTCCTCCTCCTTGATGGTTATTTCCTCGGGGCTTATCCCGTGCTCGTAAGCGAGCAGCTCTTTTGTGGCCTTGAGCTCTCCTTCAAATGTGCCGGTGACTGTGTATGCTGCGAGCTCCTTGCCGGCGCCGTCGTAGAACGCTATCCATCTGCTCATATCCACACCTCCACTACGCACGGGTCGTCCTGGGCGTCCCGGTTCATTCTCACCATGGTGCTCGGTATCTTTGCCCTTAGTTCCTCCAGGGTGTCTGCCGTGGCCATGATGTTTGTGGGAATGTCGCAATCCCAGAGCCTGGCTATGAATTTATCCGGGTAATCCTTCGGGTGGTCGTAAATGCAAATCAGGGGGATGCGTGTCTGCTTCATCGCTTTCCCGATGTCAAACTTGTTTACTTCGTGGTCTTTCGTCGTGTCTATGCTCATGTGCGTTCTCCTTTCATGCGTTCAATTATTGCGAGGTAGGGGAGGCCGCTGGTGCCTCCGGTCTTGATCTCCCAGTCCGGGTGCAGCTGCGCTGCGTTGGCGCTGGCCATTCCCGGGGTGTCCCAGAACCAGCCATATGCCTTTACCGGGACGCTGGTTCCGCGTCCTCCTCTCATCCACTCCTCGCGGGCTTCCTTCCAAAACTGCCAGGGTACTGCGAAGAAGCGCTGGAGCTTGAAGCTCACCAGGACGATTCCGATCGCCTCCGGGTGCTTGCAGAAGTCGTCCATGTAGTCCGCCTGGTGCGGCTCTACCCGGGAGAATTGGATTCGATCGCTCTCGGTATGCTTTGCTTCGATCGCTACCGGTGTCCCTTTGTATCTCCCCAGGTAGTCCACGCAGCTTTTGCGCTCTACCTTGACACTACATACCTTTCCTGTCCTGTCTCTTAGCGGGATGAATTCGGTCGGGACCTTATGGACGCAGGCCGTGCCGGTTGTTTGGTATCTGGCGTGTACGAATGCGAGGAAATCTTCGAACGGCTGACCTCGATTCGCGTGGCTTCTCATTGTGCTTCTCCTCTGAACATACCCGCCTTCTTTGCAGCGTCCAGCTCTCTGTTGAGCTGCAGGATCGTTCCGTTCCCGATCCGGTTCCCGGTGCCGACTCTGCCGGTTAGGTATTCGATGAAGGCTTTCACGCAGGCCGCGCCGTCTACGACCTTCTCCGGTGCCTTCGGTGTGTTTGTTTCCGCGAGCTTTGCTCCTTCTTCCATGCCTCTCCCGTATGTCCTATCCACGAATTCGCAAAGCTGCGCGTCTGTCATTTTCCTTAGCTTGATTGCTCTCTCGTGCATTTTCTTCTCCTCATCAGTCATTCTGCAGTTCCGCTTCTTGCCCATGATGATCTCCTTTCTATTGGGTTTCATTTTCCTCTCCAGCTCTCCCAGAACATTTCCAGGTATTCGCTCATCTCCTTCAGCCGGTCTATGGTCTTCTCGGCGTTGTGGCTGTCTCCGCCCGGGGTCATTCTCTTTATCAGCTCCTCGGTGCCGTAGTTGGTCGTTACGATCGTGGGCATGTATGCCTCGTACCGCGCGTTTATGATTGCGTATATTCGGGTGATTCCCCATTCTGTTGGCTGCTCGCTGCCTATGTCGTCAATGATCAGCAGGGGAATGTCTTCATAAATTTTCATTATCTCGGCTTCGCTGACTGCGTCCGTGCTGTCGTAGCTCTGCTTGATCCGTGCCAGCAGGTCAATCATGGTCATCGCTATCACCGGCACGCCTGTGCTTATGAGCTGGTTTGCGATCGCCGTCGATAGGTGGGTCTTGCCGGTGCCGTAGCTGCCTATCATCAGCAGGCCGTTTCTTTCGATGGCCGGAGGCGTTGTGTTTCCTCGTTCGTCCTTTTGCGGTATCCTGTCGTGAAAGGTGTCGGCGTATCTCTTGGCCACTGTGTATGCCTTCCGGTTCTCGTTATTCACTATGAATTTGTCAAAGGTCCGGTTCTGAAATCTGCCGCGGATGCCGCTCTCCTTGAATAGTCTGTTTACTTTGGCTTGCATCCTGGCGTCCGCTTCCCGGCGCTCCTGGGCGGCCTTCTCCGCTTCCACTCTGGCGTCTTCTTTCGTCCAGTAGTCCTGCGCCTTCTTGCAGCTGCAGCGCTCCGGGTTTTCCATCCAGATCATGACTTCGTTGATGTTCCTGAAGTTCAGAATGCCTTTGTAATAAAGCGGGGCTTTGCAAAACTCACAAGCTGCAGGCTCCGGCGCCTTTACGCCTCCGTATTTCTCTGCGTCCCTTGAGCTCACCTCAAACTTGTTTTTCCTTTCGGTCGGCTCAGTCGTCGTCTGGCTCTCCTGCTGGTTTAAATCCTGGCGCTGCTGTGCCTTTTCTTCTCGCGTTAGTTTCGGCGGGGCCGTTGTTATCTCCCCGATTATCGCTCCTATGCTCTGCATCTATGTCTACCTCCTTGATCTCATCGTCCCAGCGGCCTTCGTTTAGCCATGTTGATGGGTTGGGTATGTATCGCCCTCCCTCTCGCAGCCACTGGGTGGTAATTCGTGCCTTGCCTACGGCGTTCATGATCTTGTCGAATAGGTCGGCGTTCACCTTCGCGTTCTTCCATGCCTTTTGTGCTGCCTTCTTCCCGACCTTCTTCGGATAAGCAGCCCAGAAAAGGTCAAATCGTTTCTGGCTGGCCGTTTCTGCCGGTTCTTCCTCCGGGTCTTCCTCTTTACCGGGTGGAAGGTTACCAGTAGAAGGTGATAGGTTACCAGTAATAGGCGGGGCTTGTATGGTGTTTGTCTGGTGCTTGTCCGATACTTGCCCGGTGCTTGTCTGGTGCTCGTCGTTTTCTTCGTCTTCTTCGTCGTATCCCTCTCCGTAGGCTCTGTATGTTGACTCCTCCGGTGGCGGCGGAATTTCGCTCGCTTTTTCCTTGACGTGCGGGTTCTGGTGCTTGCCGAAGTTGATCACCTGGATGTAGTCCTTGTCCTGCGTTGCGTACCGGATTATAAAGCCGGTATCGTGCAGCGACTGCAGCATGCCGCTCACTTCGTCTGTGCTCACGTCGTCGTACCCGAGGAGCTCCTTCTTTATTCGTTTCGGCCTGTCTTCCAGCCGCCCGTCTCGGTCGGCTATTCCCCATAGCCCTATGAACAGAAGGCGGGTTAGGGGCGGAAGGTCGCCGAGTATCTCGTTGTCAAAAAAGCTGGGTTTAATGCTCCTTGTTCTTGCCATGTATTTCACCTCCTGTTAGCAAACGTAGACCTCCGCTCCGGTCGCCCTTCGTACTTCCTCCCTGAAGTGTTCCGCGTCGCTGTTGTTGTCGGAAAGGTGGAGGAGGTATATCTGCCTGACGTCGGTCAGGTCGTTCGCTTTTAGCATTTCGATAAAGTGTTCTAAACTCATGTGGCTCTTTACTAATCTCGGTACCAGTTCTATGGGGACGTATCCGGCCTCTATACTTTTAAGCAGCGCCTCCTTGCTGTAGTTGCACTCCGCCATGATGTAGGTCAGGCGGTCGAACCGGTACTTGATGTAGTAGGTGTCTGTAAAATAAAGCAGCCGTTCTCCGTTGGCCGTGCTCTCCAATAAAA